TGAAAGACACGATTTACCGAGAGATCGAATACAAGCGCGGCGACGTTCTGACCGGGCGTGACTGCCCGGATTCCGTGGGCCATTGGGTTGGCGTGCTGTTCGAGCAGAACCCAGGACTCAACGGGGTGACGTTGACGTTTGGTGTGAATGATGTTCCGGTGATCGTGCCGGTTGCCGAGCCCGTGAAGGTCAAACCCACCAAACCCAAGAAGTGAGCCTATGGCGGTATCGCCACAACTGAGAGAGCAAGCCCGTCAGGTAGCGCGGGCTGAACTGATTCGCCGGGGGCTTCGCGAAGCCGAGCGCATAGATGCCGAGATCCCTCCCGAGTGGTTCCACGATGGACAGCTAAGGGCATGGAACTCGGACGCGACCGATACCGTGTGTTCATGCGGCACCCAGGGCGGCAAGACTGCATTTAACGCCCCGTGGCTACTGAGAGAGATTCAGCGGTGCTTCCCGTTCGTTCAACTGAGGGGACGGGGCGCCGCGCTCTACGTAGGCCCAACGCTGACGCTTCTGGAAGAGCAAGCACTACCAGCGTTTGAGGATTTCTTTGTTGGGCTTCATAAGTTAGGCACCCTAACCAAAGGCAACAAGCCGAAGTTTAGGTTCAGCAAAGAAGGACTCATGAAGGTATTCGGCACTGACCGATACCCGTTCACGGTGAGCTTTGCTTATGCAAACGACTCGAACAACCTGGAATCGGTTACCGCGTGTTGTGGTGTTTGGGACGAGGCTGGGCAAAGCCTGAACAAGTTGTCATCCTACAGGGCCTTCAATCGACGCTTAAAAGCAGCGAGATCGCAAGGGTTCGGACGGCGGCTTTGGACCACGACGCCGTATGAGTGGGGATGGTTCAAGACCTACGTCGTGGACCCCGCGATAGCCGAAGAGAACGACTCAGCGTTCCTTAACTGGCCGTCGTGGATGAACCCGATCGTAGACGAGGCGGAATGCCGCGCTGAGCTTGCGAACGGGATGCCAAAAGAGGAGTGGGAAATGATGTATCTCGGGCTGTTTAGGCGGCCCCGTGGTCTTATTTACGACTGTTTGGATGAGGCCCACGCTATTGTGCCGTCGTTCCCGATCCCTGAGGCTTGGAAACGGTATGTAGGTGTTGACTTCGGCCCAGTCAACACGGCCAGCGTGACGATTTGGCAGGAACGGGCACCGTGCGAATGGGAAGTGGATGGATTCCACGAGCATCACACGGGTGTGTACTACGTGGGTCACACGTACCATGCGGGATTCAAGAGGGAGCAGGAGGCGCACATTAGGGACATTCTTGGAATGCAGGAAAAAGGGGTGATGCGGGGACTGCCGACGCATTGCCGGGGTGGAAACCCCGATGAGGACGGTTGGCGCATCGCGTTCGCCAAGTGCGGGATGCCGATTGCGGCCCCGACCGACCGAAAAGTAGAGGTTGGGATTCAGCACGTGTACCGAGCGTTCAAGACCGGGCGACTCAAGGTTATGGACCACTGCACGGAACTGATCGAAGAACTTAACAGCTATTCCCGCGAGATCGGTGATGATGGCGAGCCAACCGACGCGATCAAAGATAAGAGTGATTTTCATTTGATGGATTGCCTTCGCTATATAGTGCCAGCGTTGCCGGTGGCCCCGGTGTTCAAGTATGCGAACGAGAGCCAAACCGCATATTCCCTAGCAGGTGCGGCATGACGGAAGTGGATTACGAGGGCAGTTTTACTCGCAAGTTAGACGCGGATGCGTTCAGCGGCAGTATCCGCATGGGCGAATCGACTCTGGTTTGCCCGTTAGAGACGCAGGACCGTGATTTTACAGACGCCTATGCCGCGATAGAGGCAATGCCGGGGGTTGTCATCGTGGAGATGGACCCGTGGCTCAAAGCAAAGGGTGAGATCATTCTGCCGACGGCGGTAGGTGAGCACCTTCGGCCCACGTCGGGGACGATCATCTCGGTGGGCTATTGCGACTGGTTCGATTTGAGTGAGGTACGCCCTGGGGACCACGTTCTCGTGGAACGGATGAAGGGGCGTTGGATCAACGGGGCGGCATTCGGTGAATACCGGTGTCAGGGACAACTCAGATATTACGGGACGCTCACAAACGACCCGAATGCGAGGATAACAGTGAATCCAATAGATCAAGGAATCGTGGCTGCTCTTGAAGACAAGGTCAAGATGCTGGGCCACAAGGTTTACATCAAGCGCGATCCGGTGCAGGCGACCAGTTTGGGTCTATTGCTCCCCAGTTCAGAGCGCAACAGTAAAGCGACGGTGATTGCCGCCGGGCCGCTCAGCGGATTGCAACCGGGCGACCGCGTTCTTTATGACCGCCGTTCGGCACTGACCTACATCGAGTTCCTAGCGGAGCGGTACGGGCTCCCTGGCGATCCCAGCGACTACGTAATGGTGGACGCGAGGGGCGGCATCCTCAGCCGGATTTACGGCGAAGAATCAGCAGCATGAAAGCAAACAAGTTCGGACGGCTAAAGATCGAAGGGGCAGAGCGGGACAACCTAGCCGCACGCCTCAGCCTCATGATCGAGGACGCCTTAGCCGGACAGCGTGACCTTTCCGAGCGGTGGAAGCGGAACTACAGCTTCTACCGTGGTGTGCCTGCGATGTCCACCGAAATGCTACCGGCAGGCTTCATCCCTATGCACTTCCACCTAACAAAGCCGCGTATTGACGCGCTTTGCGATGCGGTGAGCGGAAACATCGGGTCACAAACCCCCATGATTCTCGCCAAGTTCGACAAGAACTCAGAAGGCGCAACCAAACTTGAGAACCAGATGCAGCGGGCGATGGATAAAGCCAACATCGACGCTCTTGTAAAGAAGACGCTTCCGATGGCGGCGATTACGGGTGTAGCACCGGTGAAGGTCTCGTTTAAGGCGGTCGCATCGGGCTATCTGCCGGACCAAGTGAGCGGTGTTCAGTCCGACGTTGGCGAGTTTGATTATTGCGGGCTTTGCTTTGAGGTTATCGACCCCGGCGACTTCATCATCTATCAACCGGAACTCTACGACGTTGATTCTGCCCCGCTTGTCGGGCACGTTTGCCCGTGTACCCGCGCCGAGATTGAAGTCAAGATCCGCATGGGCGACTATGACGACATCGGCGACGTTGACGAGCTGACCGCAACCAGCGACACCGGCAACAGCCATGCCCGTTCAGGAAGCGCAACCAAGGCGCAAAGCACGCGGGCGGTCGCCCCCGAAGATCAGACGGTGCGGCGATGTGAGGTCATCTTCCGCGCCGACCTTGATGCGGCTGACCTTGACGACGAGATGGGCGACATTCGGGACGGCAAGGACGAGCGGTATTACATTGCGACCGTCCTGCCTGACGAGCGCAAACTCCTTTCGCTTCGATATTACGACCTCAAGAAGCCGTGGTACGTTGACCTTCGCGTTCAGTGTCCCGAGCCCGGCAACTGGTGGCCGGACGGTTCGCCTGCCCATGACCTGCAAGGGTTGCAGGACATGTACAACCACCACAACAACGCCATGACGGCGGGCGTGTACTTCTACGCTATGCCTCCCGTTGCCGACCCTGAGTCAACCGAGAACAAGATCACGGTGCTTCGGCCTGGCGGTAGTGTTGGCGGCAACTCAAAGCTGTTGCAGACGGGATTCAATCCGGCCCCGTTCGCTCTCATCAATCAAGACATTGAGCGCCGCGCCGATGCCGTTATCGGGATCAGCCAAGCGGCTCAGGCCCAAGAGCAAAACAAGGCGATCACTGCGACCGAAGCCAACCAGATTTTCGCGGGCCAGTCCAAGCGTGAAGCGGCTTACACTGGTGTGTATTCGGAAGGGCTCGAACGACTGGCCGAAACGTGCGCCGAACTCCTCTACCTCAATGGTGAACTGTACGCAAGGGTGGAAGATGTTGACCCAAATCTGTTCCTGCTCCCCGTGGTGTGGGAAGTGAATGGGCGATCCCCAAGCCTGACACCTGAAGCGACGGTAAAGAAGCTCCAGTTCCTCATCAGCCTGTGCCAGAACGACGGACCGCAACCGGATCAGATCATCCAAGCGGTCACGCAGAAGGTAGCCGAGATGATTGCGGGCATGATGGAAGGGCACGTAGACCCGCAAACAGGGCAACCCGCTGACCCAAAGATGGTGCAGGGCCAAGCCATGCAGATGGCGCAGAAGGTGATTGCAGAGGCCATGCAAGGCGTTCAGCCTGCGATTCTGAACAAGGCCGAGATTTACCGTTCAGCCGTGGACGCGCTCAACCTATCGAACGCCGACCGGATCAAGAACATGGGCGAGGAAGGCCCCGGCGATCAGCCAGACGCACAGGCGGCGCAGATGCCCCAACAGCCCCCGTTAGGACTGGCGAGCTAAGTGGCCGCCGGGATGTTCGCGGGTGCCGAATGGAAGGCCCTCAAATCGTGGCTACGTGAAGAACACGATCGCGCCGTTCATGTGTGCGTTACCAGCGACGGAGACATACGGAGGCACCAAGGGAAAGTGATGGTGCTCAAAACGCTTTTAGACGAAGATCAGCTTGGTGAGATTATCCAAGCAAGGCTAACAGGAGACAAGTAAATGCCACCCACTGACGACATTGAACTGATTGACGAGATCGAAGAGGTTGAAACACCGAACTTCGACCTTGCCCCCGACGACGATGACACGGTAGATGCGCCAAGGTTCGACCCGCGCAATCTATCTGAGCAAGACCTACGCGAAGCCGCCGTGCTTCACGCCAGCCGAACAAACGAGTTCGTGCCGGCGGCGTTTGCCCACAAGCCGGAAGCCCCGCGCCAAGAACAGGCCCCGCAACGGGAAGCCAACCTGCCCGAGTTCCCCGACCCTGAGGAGTGGGCGACGCAAGGGTACACGGAGAAGTACACCGTCGCGCTCATGGCGCGTGTGGAGCAGAAGCACCAGGAGGAACTGAACGCGGTACGGCAACAGCTTGCCCCCGCCGTGGCGCGTGGGTTCGCCAGTAACCTCGCGGACGACATTATGGAGGGGTTGCCCGCCGATAAGCGGGAAATCGCCGTACAGGTGGCAAGGGAACTTGCGCCAAACGTGATGGGAACAATCCTTACCCGTGAAGCCATCGAGATGATGCAAGGCATGGTGATGGTTCGTGCACTGAAAGCCGAAAAGGAAGCCCCGGTAGTTCAGCGGCAACCGTTCACGAAGCCGTTCGCGGGTGAGACGGTAGGCGCATCTTCGACCATTCGCCGGTCCCCCGGCGTTAGCCAAGACGAATACAACGAATACGTTGCCACCTATCGCCAGTTCCACGGATCGGCCCCGACGCCTAAGCACATGCGCAGCAAAGGATTCATTCAATGAGATCGACCACTATCAGAAACGCATCCGCGATCAGTGCGGAAAAGCTCGGGCTAGGCGACGACGACCGCAACACCGGTATTCGGGTCGCTACACCGCCTACTGCCGCGCCTAAACCGCCAGCAGAGCCCCAGACCTACGAATACGAGTTCATGCGTCCAACGTTTGAGCAATCGGCCATCAATCCTGAGGATTATGGAATCGTGCCTGAGGCGGGTTGGGTGTACCTCCCTATTCATACGGTGGACGGAGAAACCAGTTTGCTCATCGGTGGCGACCCGGTAGCGACGTATCAAAACCTGTTCAAAGCGGAGATCGTCAAGACGCCGGTTCAAGTGCGAAATACCGTATGGATTCGCATTCGCCAAGAGACCAAAGACGCATACGTCAAGTGGATGGGCGAGTCTAGCCGTGCGAAGCTGAAAGGGATGCCGTCAGCGACCGGGCTGGACGCATCGGAAGTGAAACGCGGCGGCTCGGTGTCAATCACACTCGGCGCAAACGCGGACGCTTAGCTAGTCACTAAGCGATCACGAGTATTCAACATAGGCGGGGGCCTTCGGATCAAGTTGTTTTGGCTAATGCCAGGACGCAATCAGGAGACCCCTCAATGCCTATTAAAACCGCAATCGACTTCCCCCCGGCGACGTTCCGGGGTAATGGTTGGCGCGTTGTGGAACAGTACGTTCCCGCGTCCGGCCAAACCTTTGTGAAGGGAGACGTAGTTCTCCTTGACGCAAACGGACAACTCATTGTAGGCGCTGCCGTTGGCTCCAATATCGCCGCTTCAAAGAAGCCGTGGGGTATTGCCAACGAGAACGCCGCCGATGCGCTCGCTCAAGAGTCCGGTCGTCAGCAGTGCTCTATCACTGTTCCGATCCACACCTCAGCGCAATGGTTGACCCAGGTCACCCACGGTACTACTGCGTCTGCCGTCATTCCAGACACGATTCTGGACACCCCCACTACGCTGCCTTTGAAGCGTGTTGCGGCGGGTCAGTTTGCCGCTGACCTTGAGCATGACGGAACAGACGATTACGTCGTGATTGTCGAGAGGGCGCAAGGCTTCTCCGGCACGGACACTATGCCTTACGTGTGGGTTCAGTTCCTTCGTTCGGTATCGCTTTGGGATGCCTAAGAAGGCGAGGAAGATTAGGAGAAACACATGCCTACGATGACACAGCGTTCAAACATTGAAGCCTATTTGCGCGCAGCAAAAGACTTCATCGAATATTGGGGTAAGCAACAGTCTGACCCCTGCGGAGCTATCATTGGCTCCACCGTCACTACCGACAAGCTCTATGAGCGGTTCGTGATGTACTCCGACCTTGGACCGGCCATTGCATCCGGTGAGGCGAGCGGTGTTCCCTTCAAGAACATCCAAACGCCGTTCAAGAAGGACTTCTACATGACGAACTGGTATCTTGGCACGCGCATCTCGATCAACGCGTACAAGAAGAGCCGAATCGCCGCGATCAAGAATCCGACGAAGAACATCGCTCGGGGCCACTACCTTGCCCGGCAATACGAGATTGCCGACAAGACCTTCAACAACTGCACGAGCACCGGCACCGACTATGTTGGCATTGATGCAAAGGCGAAGGCGGCCACCGATCACCCTACGTTGACCTCAACGTATTCCAACCTGACGGCGCTCCCGCTGTCGGCGGCGAATCTTGAAACGATGTGGGCTAACGCCGAGTCGCACAAGACGTATACGGACGCTCCGTTTGAAATGATGGGTGGTTACAAGCTCATCACGACACTGAGCCAAGACCGGTATGCCTACCGCATCTTGAACAGCACGTTGCAACAGGGCACTGTTGACAACGATACTAACGCGTTGCGCGGCAAGATCCAGTATGTCCCCGGCATCAAGTATCTGACGGGTTCTACCCAGCACCACTTGATCCCTGCGAACAACGATGAGAACCCGTTCTTCATCTTGCAGGGTATGGACTTGACGATGTTCGACCAGTTCGACATTAACGATCCGTGCCAGAAGTTCGCCGGTATCCAGGAATGGGGCGTGGGTATGTTCCACCCGTTCGGCGTTCAGTTCAACTTGGGCGTCTAACCGCTCCCCGACCCAGCCCCCACAGATGGCGACTAGTGGGGGCTAGCACCTTGGAGGTGTGTATGTCGCTTCATACCAAGAAAGAACTTGTCTCAGGACTGGCAACGGTCAGTTTCAACGAAGACACAAATACCGGTGTCCACAGCTCGGCGGCTGACACTGTTTCGCTCATGGCGGGCGGGGTTGAAACCGTTGTGGCAACCGCTACCGGCGTGGCGTTTCCTCTGGGAACCATCCTCGGCGGCACGTCCCAAAGTGGCGCGGGTGTTGTTAGCACGTCGATCATCAAAAAGACCGCGATTGCGGATAACACGGCTACCGACCTTGTGACGGTCACAGTTCCCAACTCGAACCAGTCAACTGTGTTTGAGGTTCTGCTTCGGTCTACGCTTACCGGCGCAAACGCTTATGAGTCCACCCGTGTCTCAAAGTGGTACGTCACGGTTGCGCGAAAGACGGGGGCGAATGCCGTCCCTGCTATCAGCGCGGTCGTCGGTGCTCAGATCGCTACCGTTTCTGGTGGGGCAACTCTGACATCTACGTTAACTCTCGGCGCAGTGGCAGGCGCAGTCGGCGCTACGAACACGTTCACGATCAAGACCACTAACGTGGGCTCGGTTGCTCAGGTGTCGGAGACGGAACTCCGCATCTCTGAACTGAACGGCGTGGCTTCTGGCGTTACATTCGCCGCAGCCTAAAGACCAACTCTAAGGGTGGCCTCCCTCAAATCCCCACCCTACTACCTGGGCCGGTCTTGTCCCGGCCCCCATTTCCAACGGATTCCGTGCGGCCCCCGCCGGGATATGGCCCCCTTGACCGGGGGCCTCAAAGTTTTAAGCATTCGGAGACACGCTAATGATGCAAGTTGAAGTCCTGGGCGACGTTTATGTCCCATTGTTATGTGAGGCGCTTACCAGCGTCGTCGCCAGTGCGAACATCTTCGCCAATGCGCCAACGAAAACAAAACAGGTCTGGCTCACAATACGTACGGCTGGGCTGACGATGACGTTCGACGGTTCAACGGTGCCAACTGCGGGCGCTGTCGGAATGGATTTCGCCAGTGATACCGGTGTCCCTTATGTGTTTGGGATGGATTCAACTCGCGCGGCACTCGTCAAGGCGATCCAGAACGGCGGAACGGCGACCGGTTACATCACCTACTTGGGATAAGACATGGCACTTTCAGGGACGACTCACTTTGTCATGAAGAACGGCGGTAGCGATACCGCCAACTCTGGCGCGTTCGATCCTGGACAGACCGCAGGAATGTTCACCGATGGTGCGGCCACACTTGCGACGTCCACCGCTCCTGTGTTCACGTCGGCGTCGTACAATTTCGTCGCCGGAGACGTGGGCGCGAGAGTGTTCATCGGGGCGGGAACGAACTGGCGCGTCGGGTGGTACACGATCGTGTCGGTTGCGGCGAACGCGGCCACTCTGAACGCAACCCACGAGCAATACAGCCTCTATCCCGTCGGCATCTCGGCGTTTGACGGGTGCGCGTCGGTAGCAAGTCCAACGGGCGCGACGTGGAGCATCGATTACTCGCTGATGCCCACTCGGCGCATTGCGTTCACCGATCTCGCTTCGGCGGGCGCGGGGCTCACGGCAAGTTCGGCGGGTAACCCGATCGGCAAGCAGATGGTCGGGAACTCTATCCTGATCTCGGCGGGCACCAACTTCACGGCGGGGCTCTACGTTCTGGCGTCGGTTGCGGCAAGTGTCGGCACGTTCCTAGGGGCGGCCAACATGACTACCGGCGCGGGTTCAGGTGGCACGGGCGGCATGGGTGGCGCGTTTGCAACGCTCGGCAAGTTGGGCGTCTATCACGTGGCCGGGAACCTCCTTCTCGCCCAATACAACGCCACGCCATTCACCAGCACGAACACCACGAATAACACGGCGCTTGGGAGAATGACGATGGTTGCGGGCGCGGCGGGCGGCTATACGATCCTCCGCGGGTTCGATGTCGCTCCTGGCGATCAGACCGCAAACCGTCCTGAGTTCAAGTGGGGCGTAAATGGTGCGAGCAACTTCCTCGTAACCGGAACTTCGCGTACGTCGATCCAGAACCTGATATTCAACGGCAACCGTGCTAACTTCACGAACGTCGGCGCGTTCACGCACGGCGGCGGGCAGGGCATCGTTTACCGGGTCAAGATCATGGGGTGCTCGGTGGCCACGACGTTTGGTTCAGTCGTGGTGCGCGAGTTTGAAATGACGGACTGCACGCAAACAATTGCGATGTCCACTGGGCTCCAGTCGTTTTCGTCCTGCTATTTCCACGACAACACGGTGACTCCGATTTCTTGGACCACCGGCACATTCAGCGTCACTCGGTCGATCTTTGACACGAACGGCGCGGCAGGGATTTCGGTCGGTGGCGCGTGTGTCAGTTCATCGATTAGCGGGTGCACGTTCTACGGCAACACAGGGCCGGGGATCGCGCTCACCTCGGCTCCAATCTCGCTCAGCATCGAGAACAACATTTTCGAGGCCAATACGACCTACGGTATCACCCTTGCGGGAACGTACGGCGGCGTGTTCCTCCAGAACAACGCCTACTATAACAATCCAAGCGGTCAGGTGACAGCGGACACCGTGCCGAACTATCAGAACCTAGGGGCGATCACGTACACGTCTACGGCCTTCGTGGACGGGCCGAATGCCGATTTCCGGCTCAATAGCGCTGCCGGGCGCGCGCTGAACTCGGCTGGGGCACCTGCCGCGTTTCCTGGCCTCTCGTGGGCTAACTACCAGGGGCTAGGCGCATCTCGGAACAAGGCCCTGAGCGGCGGAGGTGGCTATTTCAACCCGTTCTAGAGGATTCGGAGGACGCACGGCATCGCTCGGGCGTCGGTGGGACTTCAACCGCGTCAAGTTCGCCTGTTGGGGTGATTCACTTACGGCGTCAGGCTCAGGATATGCCGATGTTTTCGCTGCAGCATACACGCCCAATCGGCGGGTGTACAACGGCGGGGTCGGTGGAGATAGCATCAACACGATCGTCTCAAGGATGGCGGCAGACACACTCTACCGGGGGCGAGTCTGCATATTTTGGGACCGTATGAACTCTGGCGAAACGAACCAGAACTACGCCACCCAAATGGCGCTACTCGTGGGAATGTCGGGCGGAAAGTTCCTCATCATCTCGGACATCAACAAAACCGATGGCACCGAAGATGCGGGTTCAGCATGGCGTATCGCCCAAGATGCTAGGAACGCGGCGCTCGCGGCGGCGTATCCAAATAACTTCCTTGACCTCGTGTCGGCACTCGACAACAACACGCTCAGAACGGATGGGCTTCACTGCACGGCGACCGCGATCTCTACGATCATCGTCCCCGCGATTCAGTCCAAGCTCGTCGCGCTCGGCTACATGAACGTGACGTCGTAAGTCACACCGTCCCGGAGTACCAAGCCCTCACCCTCACCGGTGGGGGCTCTTTGTTTAAGGATTACATTAAATGCCATTTACCCCATGGGCACTTCCTCGAACCGTCACGGGAACGGGTTGGACTGCTTCTGATGCGGGGACGCTACTTAACGCGGTCACCATCAACGAGCTCACGATTTACGCTACCCACAATGCGCCGGTAACCGATCCGCTATTTTGCACGAACTTTGACTTTGGACTTACGGGCACCGAGGTTATCGAAGGGCTAGAGATTAATATTGTCGCCCGGTTTGACGCGGCAATCATTGCTCCTACAGTTGGCGGCATTCTCGTAAAGGGCACCGCGGACGCTGTAACCCTACTCGGCACGGGCTCGAACTGTTACCCGCTCTCTACGACGTTCACCAGTTTCACACTCGGCGGCCCAACTGACACGCTCGGTTATGCGTGGGCGGGGATCGACGTAGGCGGCAACACGTCGTTCGGGTTCGGAATCCAAGCCTCAACCGACCCATCCTATGTTGAGAGCCCAACCCGTAAGCGGTGGATCGACTACGTGAGGGCGCGGGTGTATTACTCGGCTGGAGGAACCGGCGGCGGTGCATCAAGTGTGCTCGCAGGTCGTTTTGTAAGGGTGCCTAACTTTGGCAACCAGGTCACTGATTCCCGGTCGCGGGCAAGGAAGAACTAATGGCAACAGCAAACGCAACACTTTTCCCGGTTCGGGGTCAAGCCTTCCAACTCGGCGCAGTAATCTACTCGTCTGCTTCTGCCAACCCGCTCACGGGTGGGCTTACGGGGCTCGCGCTCACCATTTCCAAGGATGGGGCGGCGTTCGCGTCGGCGGCGGGAACGGTAGCCGAAATCGGCACTTCCGGGTACGTCGTCATCAACCTCACGGCGGCGGACATGACCGCGAATCAGATTGATGTTCTGGTGGTGGCGACGAACACGAACGCGGTGTACGCGACGGCTGAGATCAAGACGTGGAACGTGACCGAACTTACCGGGCACTGGCTGGCGCAAACGGTGATCCGTCCCGAACAAGGGTGGTTGCAAGGCGTCTCGTATCTCATTAACCGGGTCACGCGAAACCTCACGACGGGACTTCTCACCCTTCGGAACTACGGCAACACGGCAACTATCGGCACGATGGAAGCGGAGGAATCGGGTTCGGATGAGGTCAAGGGGCAACTCACCTAATGGTTAGGCCGCAGTACATTCCGATCCCGAACGAGAGCGAGAAGGATTCCCGCACGGTGCGGTACCTCACGTTCCACTTTGACCCGACTTCGACGGTGACGAGTCCAGATCGTGATATTATCCGCCGCTCGGAGCCGATCAACCACATGGACGCGATCCGTGGCCGTGTGGGAACCAAGTTCACCTATGTTTGGAACCCTGCTCACACCTTACGCACGGGGCTCGGCGGGATTGACGGCGACAACGTGGCGATTGATTCGCCTTACGACAAGGACGGGAACTAACTATGAGCTTTTCGGTAGCTGATGCCATTACCAGGATGACCCGCGCCGTGCCGCAGTTCAGCACACTCTCGCTCCAAGTCGCCTACCTAAACGATGTTCACCGTGATCTTGTCGGCCAACTTCCACTCGATGCTCGCACCGAGGACATCAACATGGTGGCGAACCAGCAGGATTACACCTACAACGAGGATGACCTCGTGATTTGGGCGGGTGAAATGCTCTACTCGTCCACTGACCGGCGCGTGCTTCTGATGACGGATATTCAGCAGCTTGACGCGCTAGAACCCGGTTGGCGCAATGCCGCCCCGTCTCAGCCGGGTCGTATGGCCTTATGGCGTGACAGCTCCGGTCCGATTGTGACGATGATCCCGGCCCCGATTGATACGACATCGGCGGGATACCCGGTTCTGAGGCTTCACGTTTCGCGTTATGAGGCACTTACCAGCGATGGCAACTTACCCAAGGGAATCGCGAGTCCAGATGTCTATGTATGGGGGGCGGTGGCTCGTTTCTGCGCGGAGAAGGAGCCCAAGCGGTACGCGCTTTACAAGGGCCTTTATGATGAGGCGTACAAGCGCGAAGAGCGGTTAGCATGGAGCCGCGTTCCCCTCGCTCCGAAACGCACCGTTAGCGCCCAGTTCCCCGCGTGGGGGGTAAGGTGAGGATTGATCCCGAATACGTTCCGCTGTTCGACATGCGGACGAAGGGATGTACGCTTGGCGCGTTAAAGACCGCATCTGACGGGCTCGCTCTCCAACCGGGCGAATGGAAGGAACTTGACAACCTTAGACGCAACAACCGAATCCCAACCGCTCGCGGTGGAATGTCGGCGGCGCTCTCATCTATCCTTGCCGATGGCGAGTTTAGAGGCGTTTTCTCAGGCGCGATCAATGGCACGGAATACGTGGTGGTCGCGGTGTACGATGGGTCAAAGACTCGCATCTACTCTACGACCGACCTTTCCACATGGACCGAGCTGACGGCGACAAGTGGACGGTTCGGGAATACACGGCTCACGGGCAATGCTCCGGTAAGTTTCGCGCTCATCAAGGTGCCCAGTGCGGCAGGGACGGCGGCGGATGTGCTGATTGCTTGCGATGGTACGGGCTACGTGCTCAACCTTGGCGCATTGAGCGCAACGTACACCGCGCCGATGAAGACGGTACTCCAGCAGGACACCATTCGTGACATTCCCGTTCACGTTGACATCATCGAGTATGGGATTGGGATTGAGGGCACGAACGTTTACACTGCGTCGGGCGCAAACCTTACGGCGGCCAATAACGGGACTTCCCCAAACCTCCAGATGCGGATCACGATTGGCAGTGGTACCGCTAACGGGGACACGATCAAGTGTTCAGGTCAGTCGGCGGCATCGGTGAACAACGGGTCAACATCACTTGATCGTCAGTTCGTTCTCGGCATCGACACTTCGTATACCCTGCTCTGGGACAAGTTCAAACTGGAATCAAACTCGGGTGAAGTTCTTTGGGACCCGACGAACCGTTCAAGCTACGCCGAGCCTATCCCGATCAGCGTAGACGCATCGAACCGGACGCTCTGGGTCTTCAACTGGCCGAACCCGAAGTCAAACGTCAGCCGCCAATATGTGATTCTGACGTGGGTTGCCGCGACTGCCGAAGCACCGAGCACCACGCAGTACGTAGACATCTTCCTCATGGGCTACACCTATGGGACGAACGCACGGGCCGATCTTGGCCTCGCTGTGACCAACGAGTGCAGCAACTCAGGTGTAGAGTCTCCCGGCGTCGTCTATTCGACGTATGTGACCCAAACCGTAGCCTCTCAGGGTGGCCCGGTTCTGAATGGTGCCGTGCTCCCACGCTCCGGGCTTCTCATGGCGAACTACACCGCGCCGATCAAGAACGTGACGGCGGCGGAACTGGCAAACGGCGTAGATTACGTGAACTTCTACTACGCTGAACCGGGAATCGGTGAGTATCGATGGGTGGGAAGGCTAAGCACCGCGTCGTGGAGCGGTTCGGCATGGGCTTACGGTTCAGGGACGGCGGGCGCGCTCCTCTATGTTTCCGCACTGAGCAACAGCGTAGGCTACGCAACGCTTGAGAAGTTTCTACCGAGCGGGTATCACGTTGCACCACCGGCATGTGGCGCGGTCGCTTATGTCAGGGGGAGAGCGTTCTTTGGCGCGGCGGCGTCTGCCGGTGGCGACGTGTACATTTCGGAATACGGGAACCCGTACAGACTCTTGAAGTTCCCGCGTTTCGTGGGCGATCAGCTTGACGAATCGAGCCCCACCAGCATCAACGTTGGCGAGCCTTGCACGTTCATAAAGGCGCTATCGAGTTCCACCGTCGGCTCCTCTACCATCTTCTTTGGCACTAAGAAGCAGGTTCTTGCCAGCCGTGGCCTCTCCGTATCGACGCTCTCAAATCTCGGTGTCGTATCGTCTCACGGTTCAGTGTCGCCTTACTCGGCAGTTGTCTTGAACGACACGTTCTATTACCTTGACACGGAGATGCAGGTTAGAGCGTTTAGTAACGGCGGATCGCGCATTCTGACCCGGAACACGGTGGACGACCTTCTTAAAGCCATCCCCGCGGCCCGTAGACGCTACGCGGTGGCATGCGGCTTCGATTACATGTACTACCTGTTCTTCACCGAGACAGGGGGCACAGAGAATACGCGGGGCCTCGTGTGGAGAGACGACGGGGACGGATGGGTGACGGATACGCCTCCGGTGGCGATTGACGGTATCTGCTCGTTCTACAGCGATACCGACATGGCGCACCGGCTTATCACGTTCGGCACCTCCTCATCGGCGCTCAAAGCCTTTGAATATGACGACCCCACTCAGGACCAAGACCTCGGGACAACCGACATCGTTGTAACGTTCGCCCCTGGCGATTTGACTACGGTCTCAGAGGAGAACATCGTCATCGGCCATGTGGCGGTCGCGTGTGACGGGAACGCGGGCGGGCTTGGTGGCGTGACCCGCACCTACAAGCCCACGGGGGTTTCGTCCACGTCGCAGATAGACCTAGACCCAGGAACCGCCAACCAGGTCATGCGCTGGGATACGGAGCCTACGCCGTCAACCGACCAAGAGGACGCGGCGGGCACGTCGGCGTCCCTTACGATCACTCTGCCCCTGAAAGCGGGGGCCAAGATTTACCGCATAGCGTACAAGCTACGCGGCGGCGGTCTCGAATACACCGGCTAAGGAGAACATCATGATTACGAACGATCCCAACTCCCTGAATCTCCAGTATGAATACGACCCCAACAAGCCCGATAACTGGGGATTGCTTCTCGCTCAACTCCTGCCAACCATTCAGAAAGAACTCGGGTTCGCGTCCGGGCTAGAAGATACGCGGCAAGCCAATATCACGAACCTCATCAAGCGTGCGGGTGACCGGCAAGGCGCTATCAACTCATTCCAGCGCACCGCGAATACCAACGCCAAAGAGATGGGGCGTCAGATCGCGCAACACCTACGGACGGCGGGCGCAAGCGACGCAATCGCGCAAGGCGCTCAGCTCGACCAGATGAACAAGGCGGCGGATGCGGGGAACGACTTCTCTGCTCAGGTGTACTCGCCTCAGGGTGAAAACTCCATGTTTAACGCGATCATGAACGCGGTGAACCAGGGGCAACACCCAGCCATGCTTGACACCGCGAATAGCCTGTTTACAAACTCGCTCAACAGCCAGAACTTCCGGCGCTCGGGTGAGCAGTGGCAGTCCGAGAAAGACGCACAGGGCGGGATTGGCGGAGTCCTAGGTTCCGTGCTGGGACTCGCCACGGGCGGCGGTGGAAACATCTTCGGAAACCTGTTCGGCAAGAAGTCGGGCGGCGGCACCGGAGCTCACTTGCCATACGGCAACTACGGCACGTCACACGACAGCGCGAGCCCGTGGGGTTAATCCCATGAGCGATACGAACAACCTGACGGGCATTGTGGCCGATGTCGTGGGCGAAGGATTGCCCCCGGTTCGGCTAAAGCCCATTGTCACCCAGGCCGAGACCACGCCCCCTACGCTTGCCCCGTATTGGCAGGTGGAGTTCTTAGACAACGCGGGGGCCGGGAGATTGCTCCCCGGAGTGGCGACGGATTGGGATTCATACTTCAACGCTCCCGCCGTCACGAAGTATTACGACGCTCATCCCACGGCGGTGGGCGGTCTCATGGCGACGGTGGCGGGAACGGACGGTGAATACCGGTTCTCCCTCCTCATCGACGCTCCTGCACCCCAAACCCTGAACGCCAATCTCGGCTATTACGCCAGCAATGCCACTCCGGGGATTGGAAGCATCGTCATGAAGGTCAACGGCACGATCGTCTTTTCCAAAGACTACGACGGCAACACCGTGCAAGCCGACCCGGTTACCGTGAACTTAGGGAAAGGCCCCAACATCATCACTATCGCTTGCGATTATTGGACGGACACCGTGCAGCTGGTTTGGCGTGACGGTGGACTCTTTAATCAAGGGCTCACTTGGAAACCCATGCTCCGAGGATCTTAACGCTATGTCAACACCTGGATTCAGCCCGACGCTTTTCAAGTTCCTGCAAATGGCAGGCACCAAGTCGCCCGTTGGCACGATTGGCACTCCGGGATTTGCGGATACCACGCCGACCCCGCCCATGATGCCGAGCGTTGCACCGGTGCCGGACAACCCTTTGCTTGCGATCATCAAACAGCACCAGAACGCAGCGCTTGATGCTATGAATCAGCAGGCGAACATGATGCCCACGCAAACTCAGCCGATGCTCAACCCCGGCGACGCCAAGGGCCTACTTGTGGGGCTTCTGATCGGCAAGGCGCTAGGGGCGAAGAACAACGACCTTAACGCGGGAGTTCAGGGTTTCATTGGAGCGCGTCAGCAACAGGCACAGGAAGCCGCCCAGAACGCTGACCGACTGTACAAATACAAAGTGGGCCAGTTAGGAGCGCAAGCCGACATCGAGAACGCGAGGGCGGGCTATGCGGCGCAGGACTTGGCGCGGCAGGACAAAGCAGAAGCGGATGTCGCCAATCAACAGCGGAGCGACGCGCAATGGGCTCGCGAAGCCCAGTTGAAGATGGACATTGCGCGCATGAGCGCGTCTGGGAAGATGACGGCGCTTCAATACAAGGCTCTCAACAGCGATGACCCGAACATCCGTGGTATGGCTGCTCAGGAGATTTGGCCCGGAGACCAGGCCCGGTATGAAGCCGCTATCGCGAACTCTCCTAAGAATCTAAGCCAGATTGCCGCCGCCAATAAGTCAAACGCCGATGCGGAATACACCAAGGGCGTGAAAACCGATCTAGGAAAGGCAAAGGTTGCGTATCAGCAGATCGCGAACCAGTATGCCCCTCGGATGTTCCAAGGCAAGGTCAACCTCAATGACGCTCAGGTGAAATGGCTTGACGAGAAGACCAGGCTGTACCCTGAATACCTTCAGTCCACGCTCGCCCGTATTGGCATTGCGGAGTTGGCAATGCAGCACGCCTTTGACAACAACCAGCACGACAACCGATTGTCAGACTGGACGGCGGTTAACAAGCCCCGCCTCGATAGTTTGCAGGATCAACTCAAATCGCAACTGGAAGCACAAAAGAAAGTTCGTGAGGAGCTAGATAAGCTGGACCCTACCGACGATTCCAACGTGGAATCCCGCTCAGGATATGCCGCACGGCTCAAGGCTATCACCGACGACATCAGTCGGATTCAGGGGCGCATGGACAGCATCACTGGATCTTTGTCAAACGTGGGCGCAGTCAGCGATGCGGATGCCGCCGCCGGGAATGTGCCCTTTGCAGTGGGAGACATTACTCCGTCCGGAACCAAGGCAACATTCATGGGAGCGAAGGCAGCGGCGGGGTTTGCACCACCAACACGCAAAGGCGGCACCACGAAGCCACAGACGAAATCCAAATCATTCTCAGGCCAAACGAAAACGGGACGCAAGTTTACGGTGAAACCCCACTAATGCCAGGTTATGACGTTGACGTTGAAAGCAAAGGGCGCAAGTACACCCTCACCTTCGGGGGGAATACTCCGCCTACTCCCGCTGAAATTGAGGAAGCATCGCGCCAATATGAATCGACATTGGCTCCCACCAAGCCCGCCGCGTCTCCCTTCGCTGGAGCTACCGCAAGCGCGTCGGCGGGTGCAAACACGTCCCGCACGGTGAAGGCACCTCAACGCGCCGTACATCCGCCACAAACGGGCAATGCGTTTGGCCTCGTGACCAAGCCGCAACCCACTCTCGCGGACACAGTGCGTAAGGCAGGCGGTGGCATCCCCACCAAGAACGTCCCGCCGAAGGTGTCCACGAAGCTTGGCCTCATCGGCGGCGGTAAGGGCCTGCCTGTCAACCCCTACGATCCACGCATCAAGGACCCCGGCGCGGTGCCCGACAAGCCCCCAGTGGACGAATCCCTATCTATCCTGCGTAGCTTCCAGGGTTCTTTTGGTGCCAACGATCCCGACTCACGGGCCATGAACCCCGGCAAGTCGGACGCGGAACTCATCAATCAGGCTCAGGGCCACATGACGGACAAGTTTCGGCAGGCGCTTGACGATCTTGATTCCGTCATCCCCAAGACTCCCCTGATTACGGCGATCCGTCAGCACTTCGACCCGTCGGCCAATCCGATGGTTCGGGACATGATCGCGGGGCTCATCCCTCAGGCACTCGCGGAAACGGGCATGGTGGGTGCGGACACGACCCCCGGCCAGAAGCTAGGGGCGGCTACCAACTTAGCGCTGATTCTCGGCGTCCCTCTGCATGACGTTGTAGGGCCGATCGGCAAGACCGTTCTGAGCACGCTAGGGAAGGCCGTAGAAGGTGCGGGAAGCATCCTTGAGCGCGGCGCGTCGGCGGCAGAGCGCGGCATTGCGGGTAAGGCGGTAAAGGGTGCAGAAGGTATCGGTTCAAAGATCGAACCACGCTCCATCTTGGAGCCTAAGCCCACGGTAGAAGCCCCAGTTGTCAAGCAATCCTTGACAACTCCCACGGTAGAGCCCCCCTCGCAAGTGCCGGACGCCGTGAAGCCTGCCGAGGTGCCGCCTGTGCCAGAGGGTTCAGGCCAGGCCCCGGTAGCGGCGGAGGGCGTGAAGCCAAAGGCAAACGCAATCAGAGATCAGGTTGAAGAACAGACGCAACAAGCTCATGCCCAGCGCGGCTGGGATAACGGCGATGGCGGGAAAGCGTTTGGAGAACTCTGGCGCGATATTCATACTAGGGCTGTTCGCATTTGGAACAGGAGCGAATATAGCGAACCAAATGACATTCAACGAGTGATCGGCTTTGTTCGTGGAATGCGTGACGTGCCTTATGATAGCGGAGGCAATATCCGCCAGTACGTCATAGGGGCATTGCGAGAAAGATCCGGAATGGACGCATCGTCCGGTGGGTTGTTTGAGCATTTAGTCGGCGCGACCGACAAAGGCTTAGTTGATCCTCAAGATGCAATCGATCTACTTCGCGCTTCCAACCAGAAAGATTGGGGCGGAATCAACATTGAGAATGCTGCCCGTGACTTAGAGAAACGGTACAACATCACGCCCAAAGATCAAAATCCTGTTCAAGCGGCTTCCATAATTAAGCCTGAGACTAATCCCGCGCCCACCGAACCCACAACCCCCAAGCCCAAAGAGTCCACCGGGCTCGCAAACGTGGTGCAGGACGCGGAAGCCGAAAAGGGCACCATCACCGAATCACCACGGGCGCAAGGGGTCAAGAAAGGCACCGGCCAAGCCGAAGGCAAGCGGCAGGTACAGGCGGGAGAAGTCAACCCCGATACCCTCGCTTCCGAGATCGCTACCGGGAAGCGCACATTCTCCAACGAGTCCGAAGTCGGCGCGCTCATGGAAGGCAAGCGCCAGAAGCTGAACGACATCGCCGCCAAGCGTAAGGCGCTCGATAACGCCATCAAGGAAGGCGGGGACACATCAACGCTCGCCGCCGACTACGAAAAAGCGCAATCCGATCTACAGGACTATCTGCAGAAGGTCCAAGCCGGTAAGGGCAAGTGGTCCGACGTGGGGCGCTCGCTCCAGGAAGGCACCGACCTCAACACAGGCAACTATGACGAGGTGCTGGCCGAATACCGGCGCGTGAACGGGGGCAAGGATGTTCCTGCCAAGGTGCAGAAGCAACTGCAAGACCTCACGGCGGCGCACGAAGCTGCTACAGGTCGCATTACCGAGCTGGAGAAGCAACTCGCCGACCGATCCGCCGCCCAAGCCGAAGCCACGGTAAAGAAGCAACGCGGGGCACGGTTCGACAAAGCCGCACTGGACGCGGAACTGGACGACCTTCTCAAACAAGGGAAGCAGATTCTTACCCGCGTGGGTTCCGGCACTGACAAAGCCGAACTCCTGCCGATCGCGGCGAAAGTGGCCGTTAACTACGCCAAGCGCGGTATCAACACGCTGGAAGAGGTTGTAGCAAAGGTCATCGAGCACTTCCCCACCCTCACGCGGCAAGAAGTCATTGACGCCATCGCCGAGAAGCAGCACACGGCTACTCGGTCCGAGATCGCAAAGAACATATCGACACTGAAAGCCGAAGCGCGGCGCTCGTCCACGGGTGCCCGCCAGAAGATCGCGGGCGAGATTGCGGACCTGCAGAACCAACTCAAAACGGGCGAGTTCAGGGAAGCAGCGCCGAAGAAGACGCCAAAGCTAGAAAAGGACATAGAAGTTGCTCGCATGAACCGAGATGCACTAAAGCGTCAAATAAACACGCGGGTCGCAATGGCAAAACAAACCAATGCGGCTAAGGTGCTACAGGAACTTAACGGCACGTCAAAAGCAATCCAAGCTACGGGTGACTTCTCGGCCCCATTGCGCCAAGGTGCGCTTTTGGGCGCTGGGAATCCAGGTGCGTGGGCAAATGCTGTCAAAGAAGCGACCATTGCCGCTGGCTCAAAGATTCACGTATACCGGCTAGGCAAGGCTATTTCTGAGGGTGAAATGGCGACTGTCTACAAAAAGATGGGAGTTCACTTTGACAACATGGAGGGATTATCGCCCATGTTCCAAGGCACGAGCGAATCATTCCCAGAGGCAAGGATTACCCTGCTACCAGGCTTAAAACAGGTGCACGGGGTGTCTGAGAGGCATTACAAGGTGTTTATTAACACGCTCCGAAAGAACGTGGCGGATTCGTGGTTCCAAGCGTTCCCTAACATGAGCCCCGAGGAGTTGAAAGCACTCGGGGACTTCATAAACGTTGCCACAGGAGTAGGATATAAGAGCGCAGGGGGCACCGCAGACCAGATCCTAGGTGCAGCGTTTTTCTCACCTAAAATGATCGCGTCCCGAATTAAGGCTCCCGCGATGCTCCCGTATTACGTGTATAAGTTCGGGCTCAAGTCTCCGGTAACCAAACTTGCAGCTCGGTCATGGGGTGGATTTGTCACGGCAGGCGTTGTCACTCTTATCTCAGCCAAAATGGCAGGAGCAGAAGTCTCGCTAAACCCTGATGATCCAGATTTCGGAAAAATCAAAATCGGAGACTTGCATTTTGATGTTTGGGCAGGGTTCCAGCAACCAGCGCGACTATTGGCAAAGGTAGCCGTCGGCACTTATCAAAACAAGTTCGGCCCCCCTCAAGTGTATTCAAAAGGCGAAAAAGAGGGCCAGCCCAAGACCCCGTACGGCAGCTATGAGATGACGCTAGATATGTTTAGATTCTTCCGGTACAAGTCGAGTCCGAATGTCAATACGGCGATCTCGCTTGCGACCAACGAGGATGCTGTCGGGCAAAAGACAACGGAACTGCAAACCATTGAGCGGTCCTTGATCCCGCTCTTTTGGCAGGATGCAACTGACATTGCAAGTTCAAAAACAAATGCTCCGTGGTGGGCAAAAGTGCTAGCGTTGGCCGCATCCGCGCACGGTGTCGGGGTCAGTGCATACAGGAAGACAAAAGACACCGAAGGCCAAGAATCACGGGCCGGAGCGAAAAACTAACTTCGTTGCCCAGTTCTGGACTCTTTCCCCTCATTCCGGTAATGTTCAGGGTGCGCTCGCTGGTCGAGTGTGCCCCAGACCATAAAGGTAACCAGGAGAAGCGCCACCACTGTCCAAAATCTATTCTTCGCCTGCTCGCTCATGGCCGCATTATACGCCACGTTTCCCAAGGTCAATCCCTCACCCCCACCGGTGGGGGCTCTTTTTTTGTGCCTCAGACGACGACGAGCCAGTCGCCCGCAAATAGAGTCTTCATGAAATAGAGATTCGCCCGCCGGCAACAAATCACCTGCACGATTTTTTGTTACCCGCCTCGTCGTCCTTTCTTTTGCTCTTCGATGAGGATCATCTGAAGTTCGCGGGCTTCCTTCTCTTCTTCGATCACGCGTTGCTTGACCGCCGCCGTCAGAATCGTGCCGTGGATGTTCCTCAGCTTCTGATTGAACATCTCACGGGTGCTTATCCCTGCGTCGGTTCTGGCGTCCACGAAGTCGCGCATATCGCCAAGTTCCTTATAGGCGTTGTAAATGTGCCGCTCGGCTTGTTCGCACCGCTTCTTGCAGTCGCAGTCGTTGTATCCACCCATCCACGCGATGCGCAGGTAATCGTTACCCACCATCGGCGCTCCGTCGAACGCAGGGTAAGGGCAGGAATCGAAGTCACGGGCGAGCCGCGCCGCCCATCCGTGCTGGTGGGCAAGTTGAACCGCGACCATCAATCGAAGTGCAGTAGTGCAGTCACCGTCCTCGTAGGCGTCTGAGATGTACGCCCAAATGAGATGGCGCGGGTCGTCGTCGCACTCCCGCAGTTTGCCTAACAATGAGGATATTCGCTCGTCCATTTTTGACATACTCCCTGACATACTCCATCTGCGTTTCTACGCCTTTCTACGGCGTAAATCTGTCTACATGTTAGGTTCAAATCACGGGCTTGCAAATACTTAGAAGGCATGGCTTTGGTTTCTTCACCCAAATGGCGTATTTGCCGCAATCCGGGCACTGAACCGTAGTGTGTGTTTTGGACTTTTGTTCGGCCCATGCGTGCCAATCGAGATACCCCTCGGGTGCCTTCGTGTGATTCTTGGCGTTTGGGCACGTTTCGAGCGTCGTCACCATGTAGCCTTTCTTCACAATTGCGCGCTCTTCTTGCACTTCTCGAACGACGCCGCAATGACTTCCGGGTAATCAGGGTGGCCATCCAACGTGTACCGCTTGACCCCTTCATCCCATTCACGTCTCGTGGTTTGGAATCCAGGTGTGCCGCAATACGGGCAACAGGGAATACGCCATTCACCAAGAGCGTGAAGAGATAACCAGTCATCGGTCCAGAATCCACACCCCTCAATGCCATACCATACACCGCGCTCAGGATCATCGGCGGTCGTGAGATTCCCATTGTCGATGCGTTGATAACGGGCTTTTACGCCGTTATGGCCGCGATCAATCTCGCGTACCGTTGCCATCCTTTTCGACCTGAACCGTTGCCCACTCGATCTGCCTTTTTATGTTGCTCATTCGTTCCATCCTTTCCCCGTGTTGAAGAGCCCGCACACGTTGCACCGTATGCCAGGGATTAGGCTCGTCACTTGCGTTGTGTCCTCATGCGGGCAGTTCTTCCGAAGGTTCTGAATCGTCCATTCGATCTGCCTTTCAATGTCAGCCTTTTGGCGTTGCAAGTCGCCAATATGAGCTCGTCGGCGATCGGCAAAACCAGCTCGTGAAACCAGTGCGCGGCCGTCGACGCCGGCATCAGCAAGCAAACCAGCTCAACACGGCCGGCCGCGGTTTCCTCGATCGCCTTTCGGCACCAGGCCGCATTCACGTCCCGGCCGTGTGGAGGGTTGCACCAGACCCGGCCGAACCAAGGTTGCTCGAGCGCATTGTCGGCCTCGGTAAAGAAACGCCGGCATTTTGTGTTCGCTGGAGTCGCGGCCGCGTCCAAGTCGAACGGCCCATAACGCTCCTCGAGCTCGCGAAATAGCTTGTCGGGAGTGAACCAATCGCCCTCGGCGAGCCCCTCGATTCCCGGTTGGCGCTCGAGCGCCGGCACACTGGCCATGTCGCCTATACGCCGCATATCCCCTCGCATTCGTTTCCGAATTGATCGAACAACTCGGCTTGATCTTCGTGCATGAACTTCACCTGATCGAGAGGACGGAGCGACCGATGCAAGAAACGCTCGCGGTCCCACTTGTCGCCGCCAATATCGCGGATCCTCGCATCGAACTCGACGGCCTTGGCGAAGTCTTCGGGATGGTTCCGTTTCAAGTCGAGCCATTGCGCGTCGCCATGGAACGGGCAAAACAGGCACGCCGACTTAGGCGGCCGCCGGCCGGTTCGCTCCTCGACGATGCGGAGGCAGTCGACCCGCGAGAGGTTGGCCTCGATGAGCGGCCATCGGTTCGCTATCCACTTCTTGCCGGTTGGCTTCATGCGTTGGGCCTCGTCGATCGAAATGCCAATCCAGCTCTCCGCGCGGCCGCCCTTGCCGACGAGCTCGCGAACCTTCCGATAGATCGCCTCGACTTTGTACGACTTGGAGCAAAACCGGCTCATGAGCATCGGTTTCCCCTCGGCCGTTCTCGAGTAGGCAGGTATCGCCGCCCGGCGCCGGCCGCGTGCGTAATCCTCGCCGAGATTCCCGGCCGTGCATCGGTGAATTGGGAACGGCGCGACGAGCTCCTCGAGGAAAGCGAGCCACTCGTAAACATGGGCCGGCTCGCCTTGAGTGTCGGCGAACACGGCCGCGGCCGGCACGTCTCCGAACCGGCCCTCGATGGCCAAAAGCAAGAGCGCCGACGATTGCACGCCGGCGCCGAGTGAAACGATCCCGACCGGGCTAGACGCCATACTTCCTCGCGATCGCGATCTTTTGCAACTCGGCAAGGATCTTATCAAAACGCTCGTCTATTCCGGTGAACTGGGTCGCGTCCCGCTCGGTGATGTCCGGCCATCCCCACGTCCGTTTGTTGATGACCACGGGGTCGGGTTCATTCGCTGTGACGCCAAAGAACCTGATTCCAAGATCGGGCCGATTTCCGCACGGAATCAAATAAATCTTTGAGTAGTCGTAATCGAAAGCCCAGTGGCGGACGACCTGAAGGACGGTTATCATTGTTGTTCTCCTTTCAGCTTCTCAATGGCGGATTCATATTCATGCAGATGCAATGGGTGTGGTTCATGCTGGTTCCCGAAATGCCCCGGCACACAGTAAAGGCAAATCCACGCTCCACAGTCGAAGCACCGATACATCCCGTCGAGCACAAAGCGCAAGCGGTCGCAATATCGGCACCGAATAGCCAAGCGACCGGATGCGTCAACCTCAGCCGTAGCCGACAGGCTATTGTTGCATTGACGGACCGACCTCATCAAATCTTCTCGTCTTGTCATGATATGCCCTTATTCCGCGCCGAATCTCGGAGAAGAATGCAACACCCTCCCGGGATTCTGTTCTCGCATTTCTGGCAAACAGTAAGCGGGACCGAATATCCTCGGCCACTGTATGGGGCATAATCCTTGCCGACGTGATGAGATGGACAACGCACAGATCGGCGTTTGTACAACTCAATCATCGTTCCGTCAGGGGCCGGGAACGCATTGAAATGAACACCTTGCGGATTCGTATATCCACTAGACCCCTTTCGATAGCCAACCGAATACACTTCAATCTTCCCGGCTAATATAGGGCGCATCGCCGATGCTATCTGGCTGATTATTGATGGGTTTCTTCTCTTCACGCTTTCCTCCCTTCCACGGGCCTTTCCCGCATCTTCTCGATAAAGGCGTCCAGATCCTCCCGAGCATACCGTTTATCCCCTCGTGGGGTCAGATGCACGGCGGGGATCGGGTGCCGTTCAAACTCTCTAACGCTCAGATCCAGGTACGCCGCCGCCGTGGTGCGGGACATGAGCGCGGGCCATCGGTCCATCATTGAATCTACGATGCCTCCGCAAACAGTGAAGATTGGGCGTGCAACGATTCAAGGTTCAAAACGGCCTGCTTGAAGTACGACTCTTTGAGTTCGACCCCAATAAACCGTCGTCCCATCTCGACTGAGACGTACCCTTCACTCCCAATCCCTGCGAACGGCGAAAGAACCACGTCGCCAGGGTTGGACCATAGCCGAACGCCCCGCCGAATCACTTCAAGTTGAAGCGGGCAAATGTGGCGCTCGTCATCATCTTCCCGTGCGCTACGGTGTTGGAGCGTGTCTGACGGATTAATGTCCATCCAAACCGGGCTCGCGTACATCTGCCATTGGGCGCAGGTGAAGTCTTTCTCATCGTGGCCCACGGGCTCAGGATTGATCCCAGGCTTACGCATAGTTACGAGATAATCCGCGATCCCTTGGCGCGACCGGCATGAATCCTTCTTGAGTTGCTTATACAGGAGCCCGAGCGCCTTAGTGCGTTGCATCGCGGTTACCGGGTCCTTCCAAATCGTCACTTCTGAGTGAAAGATAAACCCCGCCGATTCGAATGCTTTGACCAGCATGCCGCGAAAGTCTCGTAGCCCAATAACTCCGTCTCGCTCCATCGTGGTCGGCAACTGCATACAGTGGAATGACACGTTCCGCCCCGGCTTCAACACCCGGTAGAGTTCCGAAATGAGGAACCCGAGATGGGTAAAGAATTCTTCGTCATCCTTGCAATTCCCCATGTCGTTCGGTGAGTCCGAGTAGACATAGAGCGAACTGAACGGGGGCGAGAAGATTGAATACCCTACCGACTCATCAGGGAGTGATGCGACCGCTTCAACACAATCGCCGTTAATCATCTCCCAACCTTGACCTACTTCTTTCATCTGTTTCCTACCTCCTGAATACAGTATTTGCCCATCTCTCGGGCCATGTCGCTGAACGCCTCTTCTTTGGCCTTGAGCGACGATTTAACGGAGTCTTGGGCGTTGCACGTCACGAGATGGACGTCAACTTGTGACTGTTGCCCAAATCGCCAGCATCGCCGGATTGCTTGGTACATCTGCTCAAACGAGTAGGTCACCCCGCAAAATATCATGTTGTGGCAGTGCTGCCAGTTCATCCCGTGCCCGGCGATCTTGGGCTTTGTTACCAAGTGCCGATACTGACCATGCGCAAACCCCATGAGCCGGTCGCGCTTCGCGTCCCTGCTATCTGAACCGCGTACCGTCGCAATGCCTGGAATAGCTTTCTCGATCTGATTTTGTTCGTCGTCGGTGTTGCACCAAATGAGCCATGCTTCGTTTGGATTGCGTTCTACGATTTGCTTAACGACCGCAACGCGCTCCGTTGCCGATTCTCTCAGTGACGCGTAGAGTTTTGTTGCGGATATCCCTTCGTCTCCGAACAATCCTCCGCCGACTCCCGATTCAACTTCGACAACCGAATCGTGAAATACGAGCGGAGGCAGGTCGTACCCTTTCTGATCGGTAAACCCGATATCCGCAGGGTGGGAAAGGACGCAAGCCCACGACGAAACCCACTTCCAGAAGTCGCCCCGTGCATGGCGTTTCAGTCGCCATAGCGCGGTATCACCGCCGTCGTGCATGAAGTACGTAGCGAGCATCTCCATCCGCGTAGATGCCCCCACGAACTCAGCATGAGTGCCAAGCTCCATGTAGTCATTGGGCGCAGGGGTTGCCGTACAAGCGAGTCGGTACGGCGTTCGTCTGAACCGATCCGTGATGTAGTTTCGGAACTGCCCGTCATGGCTTTTGAGGATGCTTGACTCATCGAGCACGATTGCGTTGATGTCGCCCGAAATGGACTCCAACCGATCATAGTTGATGATGTAGATACCGCTTTCCGTGAGCTTGCCTTTCGCCTCTCTGATCGTTTCACCAAACACGAGTTCAGCCTCTTCGATGGTTTGCTCCGACACTGCAAGCGGGGCGACGATAAGGCGGATGCCGTCGATCTTGCGGCAATACTCCAACTGCATCCGGGTCTTTCCGAGCCCCGTTCCTGCAAACACGCACGCGCGGCCCTTTCTGAGCGCCCATGACGTGATAGCGCGCTGAAACGCGAATAGGTTCTCGTGCAAGTCGTTCGCCGGAATATCCACGCCTTGCGCCATGTGTTTGCGGGTCTTGGCCGCAATGAATTCTTGATAGGGTGTAATCATTTCCCCTCCCTTTCCAGCAGGTGCGCGTAGATGGCATTTACCATGTCACTGTTGTTCGGACAATCATCGTGGTCCCAGCTTTCAGTGTCAAAACCAAGCTTTGTGCCGAGTTGGTCTATGGCCTCTGTTGTTGCGTCGTACTCTTCTTTAAGCGCATCCCGCTCCTGGGTCAATGTCGCATTCTCCTGGGTCACCTTGGCGAGTTCGGCGCGGAGTTCTCGCATACGCAAGCCGTGATCGTAAAAGCCGCAGTGCCCTTTAGCGCCATATTTGGCGCGCCTTGTCTCCCATGCTTTTGCTCGGGCGTCGCTCATGGCTTCACCTCGGAAAAATGAGATTCAATGGCCTTCTTTGCTTCTTGAATCGTCGCGTGGTAAGACTGTGGTCCGTGCACCACAAGCGCAGTGCACTCCTCGCCCGGCTTGCAAAGCCATACATTTGACCAGTTGCGGACCATTCCGGCTAACGCATTGTCGATGTAAGCATAGGAAATCTCTTGGTCCTTCCCTTCTACATCTTCTCGCCACTCAATCACGCTCACGACTTCTCCCCCTCTCCTGTCTCTTTAGCCACTTCGCGAAACACTCAGGGCACATGTGGACGTAATCATCTCGGCGTAGCTTGTGGAGTCGCCAACCAGCGTTGTACGCGTCCTTGTTGGCATTAGGCCCCTTGAATGTTGCGCTTTGGCCGCATTTGCAGTTCAGTTCTAGGTCTTCGCTCATTCCCTTTCCCCCTCCGGCGCATCCGGCCCATATTTCGACCCGGCAAACAGCGCCATTGCACCGCCGCCAAACACCGCGCCCACGAATAGGCCCACCAGAAAGGCGGTAAGCGGGCTCATGGTTGCACCTGCCACCGCTTAGCATCAGCCTCGGGGCACGTGTAGTCAAACTTGGTGACCCACTTGCCATTACGCATCCGCCAATATCGTTTCGCGCCATTTGATAGCACGAGAATTCGCTCGATCTCAAATCTGTTTTCAGGGTCGATATATGGCAAGTCCGTGTTATGCCCTTTGAGGTATTTCTTGCAAGCAAATATGGACCGTGGCACGCCATACAAGCCGCATCCTCTCACCACTTGGTATTTGTAACTCACTTCACCCTCCACTCGATCCGCACCAGCCCCACCGGCCGCTTTGCGCCGGTGATCCGCTCCCAAGTGCCGTCGGGCAAATCGAGGCGCTTACCGAACCGTTTGGCGGGGGTGTCCCTGACGACAAGCTCCATCTCCTTGCCCTTGTAGCGCAGTACCAGCCGGGTCCCCAGCGGCACCAACCTGGTAGCCACAAACGCCCCGTTTCGGGTGTAGCGGGAACCGTCCCGGCACGTGAATCGCCCGCGATCATAAGAAGCGCCTGAGAAAAGGCCGTCATAGTCGGCCGAGTGGTAGATGATTGCAACCTTTCCCTTCAAAACTTCTTACCCCCTTGTTGGTCCCGGATCTCCTGCTTGTGATCCTCACGAACGCGGTTGTACGCGAGCTTTTCGATGATCGCCCCTTCGAGGTCGTACCCGTGAAGTCCGCAGTAGTCGGCAATGCGAATAACCGTGTCCGCGAGCTCAACCTCAGCCATCTTGCGGTGAGGGAGCTTGTCGTCCATCAGGTCTTTGCGCTCACCTTCAAGGCATTCTGAGAGCTCCGAGTGCATGAGGGCGATAAATGTCCCCTTGTCTCTCGGGGTGTCGTGCCATCCGGCTTTTAACGAGTCGCCGTGGGCGATTGCGATGAGTTCTTGAATAGTCATGTGATTTTCGCGCTGGTTACCATAAAAGTTAGTCTCAGCAGACGACAAGGCTGTAACTATCGTGTCGGTCATACTTGTTAACGCATCATTGAACTCATCCCACGACGTAACAACCTTTTCCAGAATGAACGGATCAGGGGCAAAGCCATTGAGTGAAACAATGTTCGTGTACCGAACAGTGGCGGGGAATCCAGGGTTTCCCCAGTGCGCTTTCATGTCGAGCAGATTCATGGTTGCACCGCCTTGGCCCACTGAGCCCCGCGCAACGTGGTGTTATCGTAGTGACCAAGCATCGACACCATCGCCTTGCGCGTAACGTCGAACGTCCCACCTGGACACAGGTCCGTCACTTTCAGCTTGAACAACACTGTGCCCTTCCACCTGAGGTCAATGTAGGTGCCGTACGGGATCATCGGGCGGCTTGAGCCCTTCTTGATCGGAGGCACGGCCACAGTCCACCCGTAGTCGTCGTAGCGTGCGCCGGATGCTGTCCTTCCGCCATGGTACGGCTTGCCGCTCGGACGCTTGCCGTAGGTGGTGATGCGGCACGGGTGCCACTTCTGCGGTGCGGTTTTAGCCTTCGCGGGCTTCGGCGGCGTCCAGTCCGTCGCCCGTAGCTGGGCGCTCTGGTAGGCGGTGATGGCGCACAGGGTAGTGAGGGTGCCTAGGATAAGGCCCTTGCCGTAGGTTGTGAGGTGGATCATGAGTGCGCCTCCGCTTCTTCCCGCGTGATGTAGAAGTGGATTCCACCCGCGCATTCCTGCCATCGGTCCTCGCACCATTCATGCGGGATGACACGCTCGCCGACGCGGTACACCGTATTGCCGTCGCGCAAGCTCACTGCAGAACCACCACTGAATATCTCCAGCACGTCGGCAAACTCAGCGCGGCACTTGCGCCCGGTTGCGTTCGACCTGCGTGCATCTTCAGGAATAGACAGCTTGACGATAACGCCGCCTTTGCACTTCTTCCAGCCGATGATTTGACCTTCTGGGCAGATTGACGTACTCGCCAATATGAGTTCCGCATTCTTGGCCCAGGAGAGATCGGCCCCGGAGAGATTGGCCTCGTAGAGATTGGCCCTGTAGAGATTGGCCCTGTAGAGATCGGCCCCGGAGAGATCGGCCCTGGAGAGATTGGCCCAGGAGAGATAGGCTCCGATGAGATCGGCCCTGGAGAGATCGGCCCTGTAGAGATCGGCCCTGGAGAGATCGGCCCTGTAGAGATCGGCCCCGGAGAGATTGGCCCTGGAGAGATTGGCCCTGGAGAGATTGGCCCTGCAGAGATTGGCCTCGGAGAGATTGGCCTCGGAGAGATTGGCCCAGGAGAGATAGGCCTCGGAGAGATTGGCCCTGTAGAGATCGGCCCCGGAGAGATCGTCCCCGCTCTTTACCGCCGCTTCCACCGCTTCTTTTAGTGACTCGTGCTCGCCGCAATACAAAATCTTCGCGGCGTCATATCGCGACCGGATTTCAAAAGTCTTCACGCCGCCACCTTCCTAAACTGGACATGGTGCTCCACCACGCGCATGGTCACCGCCGCCCTGACGCTCGCTTCTTCCCGTGTGCTCAAATCCACCAGCAGGCGGTAATCCTGCATGGTCACGTAGTTCATAGAGAAGTTCGCCCACGCGAGGGTATCTACCGGTAGATCCTTGTCAAACCTGGGCTCGCACATCCAAGCCCAGTACAACCGGGTAACGAGGGCTTCGTTCATGCCCTATCTCCGCTGGGGTTCAACCACTCCGCGATCACGTCATGGACAGTCGTCACCTTGATAGATGGGCCATTCTCGCAATACAGGATGGTCCCGTCTTCGCAAGGCTCGGCGCGCACGATGTCCGATCTGCGGATCGTCACGGGTTGGCCGTTGGTCTGAGTGAGGGTCTTTACTGGGGATACTACGGGTCTCATATCTGTGCCGCCTCTGCTTTCTCTAGTAGGTCTTGGCGTAGGCGGTAATACACCTTCCCGCACACAAGCGCATCAATCTGGGAGTCGTGACCCGCTGTTCGGTCCATCTCGATCCCGTACACGGCGGCAAGTGCCGATAACCCCATATCCTTGCTCTTGGGGTCCAAAAGCCGCGCCATCGTCTTTGTGCAGATCCACACGGGCGAAAGCCCGCGCTTATAGGCCGTGGTGTTGCTTGCTAACCACTGGCCGTAGAACCCCCAGTCAAAGTAAGCTCGCTGGGCCACTACAGGGGTAAACGTGACACCGGTCTCATTCACCCACTCTGCCAGTTCGATCATTGCTTGACGCGCCGATATTGCGTCAGGCGGAAACACTTTTAACAGCGACTCCGCCAACTTATCGACACTAAAGCAATCTTCTCCCGCCTGAACCGCGATGGATTTAAGCGAGAACTTGGAGTTCAGGGACGGGATCAGCTTGCGGCTGAACACTTCACCCGTGGGCTCCCCATCCTCAAACACCACGGCGTCAAGTGATGTAGGGGAATCGTAAGCCGGGACGAGCCCCGTGGTTTCAAAGTCCACCGCAACAATGCGCATGGGGAATGCCTGCGCAATCTGTTCAACAGCGTTCATGCCGTCACCTCCTCAAAGGGGTCATAGTTCGGGTCCATCACGTCTTCGGGCGGCATCAGGGATTCACCGTCCTCAAACACGCGGATCAGCTTGTATTTGCCGCCGATGATGAAATCACGGCGGTCGTCCGACGACTCCCAGAACGGGATCAGCGCATCCCGGATCATGCCGCGCTTGGTAGCGGTGGGGACTATCGAGCTTGTGGCGGTTGTCACCATGAGCGCGTAGGCGTCCACGTCCACGAACTCGGTTTCAAACGAGTCAACGTCTACCTGCTTGCCGTCCTCTTTGCGGGTCCAGGAGCAACGGTAGACCAGGATCACCCGGCCAAATACCAGGCTCATGCGCTCGGCGGCCATGAATGCTTGTTGGCGGGCCATCATGCCTTCACCGCCTTTGCCCGTAGGTCAGCATGGCAAGCGTCGAGGGCTTGGTACGGGTCGTCAAATCTGCCGATGGTGCCGCATTCATGCGAAAACGCGACCCACTCCCCGCCACAATGGATGATCTCATATCCGCGTGGGGGTTTCATGCCGCCACCTCCCCATTGGCTTTGCCTTCGCATGCCTTGTGATAAAACCACTCGTCCGATTCTCCGAACCCGTAGCACTCCCAATGGGAGCCAGCTTCACCGGATTCCAGATCGGCATGCTTGATGAATCGCCCGCAGTAAGCGCATCGGATCGGCTTCATTAGTCCACCTCCTGAATGCACGTCACTTCAACGGCCCAGCCGTTCGCGCTACATTCTTGGATGTAGCTGAATGCGTCCTTGATGTCCCGATACCACGGGCCTCTGGGTGCCTCGCCGGGGACGATCACCGTCACAAGCCATCCGGCTTGTAGCGGGCTTTGGATGTTGCGGATGCGCTCCGCAACGGCAAGGCTGATGATGCCTTGCTTGGTGTCGGCGAGGGTCATCATGCCGCCACCCCATGCGTTCGGTTGAAGAGGGACGGGTGAAGGATGACCTGTACGGCTTCTTTCTCTAGCCTCAGCTCTGCCCGTCGGTCTCTCCCGCGAGTGTTGCGGGGTGAAGAGTGTCGTACCTTGCGGCGGATCGTCTTTGTAAGCATTCTCTATCTCCTATCAGTCGGCCTTGCGGCGGGCTGATAAGGAGATTATAGGCCAAGTCTTGAAATAAATCAAGACTTTCTAGAATATTTTGTAAAAAAGTCTCACTCACCTTGCAAGTGTCTGGCGTATAATGCTGGTAATGGCACAACAGGGACGAATCGCATTCACGCCCGAGCTGCACGCTGAACTGAAGGGGTTGGCGGGGACGCTGACAGACATCGAACTAGCCGCGCGCTACCGGGTTTCACTCCCGACGATTTTGAAGTACAAGCGCCTGCCCATCAGCCACAAGCATGGACGGCAAGGGCGGCCCAAGTCATCCACTGGCGCACAGTCGCCCGCCGAACAGGGCCGGGAAGCCCGTAACTCTGCGGCATGACCGCAGAAGGAGAGATCACACAATGAGTAACGAAGATGTAGGAGGTTTCGGGTCCAAGGATTCAGGCGCGATCTGGTTTAACTACCGCGCCACCCGCTCGGTGCCAAAGAACGACGGCACGGCTGAGACGGAGAAGGTCGCAATGGGGCGGCTCACCAACTGGGTAAAGGGCGCGACCGGCGAGAAGGGCACGGAGCACGAGTACGAATACATCTCGGGCCGACTGCGCTCGGTAGCTACCCGCATGAACGAGGGCAAGCCCGATAAAGGCGTGGAAGCCTACAACGAAATGATTCTTGCCCTTGATGCGGTGATCCAGGGCTCTCCTAAGGTTTTGAAGTTGCCGCTACGGGCTGGGAGCCTCGCGGCGTTCAGCGTCTTGCGGCGGCTGGCTCAACTCAATAAGGGCGACCTCGTGGAAATCAGCGCGTTCGTAGCTGACGGGAGACCGTTTCTCACGATCAAGCGCGTGGTTGGAAACGACGTTGAAGCAATCCCAGCGATGGAGCTGGACCTCGGGTTCATGCCGCTGGAAGGTTTGGTAGGTGCCCGCTTAAAGGCGGCCAGAACGTCGAACGAGGCGATCCGCGAAGAGTGGGTGATGAATACCGCGATCGCGTTGCCGTTCTACGACGACGGGAAGACACACGAGCCGCGGGAATCGGTCCCGGCGGCTACATCTTCCGTGGTCGCACGGTCTGGCGACATCGACGAATACGACCCGTTTGCAGAGGACTAAGCAGATGAGCGAATCACGCGTAACCTTTTACGGCGAAGTCGGCCCCCAGGAATGGTCCTGGGGGGTTCGCTCATTCTCGCGGCCCGATGTCGTGCATGAGTGCTCGATCAATCTGGAGACCGGGGAATGCTTTTGCGTCTGCGAGGATCACTTCTACAGGCGGCGAAAGTGGCTGCCCACGCTTGACAACGGGTGCCGGCACATCGCGGAGGTGGTCAAAGAGACGATCCGCATTATGAACCCGCCACAGAAGGCTCGGAGGGCGGCATGAGCAATGACGTGGTGAAGATGGAAGTCAAAAACTGGCTTCCCATCGCCATTAAAGCAGTTCAACAGGTGGCGTCCGGGTGCCGCCGGTTCACCGCTGACGACGTATGGCCGTTGGTGCCTGCGGTTGTCGATCCCAAGGCGATGGGTCGCGCTATTCTTGCGGCTAAGCGGGATGGGCTGATTAGCCCGACGCCTCAGTTTGTGACATCGCGGCGGTGGCAATGCAAATGGCGTCCCGTTCGGGCGTGGAGGTCGATGTGATAACCCCCGGCGAAGATTTGAAGCTGAAGGTTGAGACGTTGATCGAGCTGGACAAGATCGGCGTCGGCACGATCGACCACATCATGGACCTCACGATGCGGCACATGCCGACGTTATCAAAGCCATACCTATCGGCACTCAAGGCAATCATCGGCGATCACGTCACCAAACGGGAGCAGATCATTAAGGACGTGAAGCCCCAATGACCATCATCGGCATCGACCCTGGGCTCTCGGGTGGCATTGCGGTCTATGACGGCACCAATGGCGATTACGCGGTAACTCCGCTACCCATCGCTGGTGGTGAGCTTGACCTTCACGCAATCACCCTAACCATAGCTGACTACATGAACCCGGTTGTCTGTATCGAGAAGGTAGGCGCAATGCCCAAGCAGGGCGTAGTCTCCACCTTCAAGTTCGGCAAGGGATACGGGGCTTTGCTGGGCATTTGCGCGGCGCTCGGTGTGCGGGTTGAGCTGGTGACCCCGCAGGCATGGAAGAAGGTTGTTCTCGCGGGCACCACGAAGGACAAGGGCGCGGCGATAGCTTACGTGCGCCGTGCGTTCCCTCAGATCAACCTTATCCCTGATCGGTGCCGGGTGCCGCATGACGGCATGGCGGATGCTATCTGCATCGCGGAATACGGGCGGAGGACGTTTAGCTCTTGAGCCTCGCCCCCGAAGCTCTGCGCCTGCTGGAAGCCGGTATCTCGGTGCTTCCGATCAAGTCCGGCACCAAGAAACCGGAACTCGAGACGTGGAAGCCGTTCCAATCCGAGCGGATGGACGCTGTTCTCGTCCCGAAGTTCTGGTACAACGGCCAGCAGATCGCACTGATCGGGGGCAAAGTCTCGGGCGGTTTAGAGTGTATCGACTTCGATATACCCGGCAAAGCCGAGGGCAAACCGCGGTCCACGCCCCCCGCATTCAAGCCGTTCCGCGCTCTGCTCAAGGATCATGGATACGAAGAGCTTTACGAGAAGCTATTCAAGGAATCCACCCCGTCCGGTGGCGTGCATCTTATCTACCGGTGCGCCACGACGAGCGGGAACACAGTCTTAGCCCGCAACGAATCAGGGCAAACCCTGATCGAAACCCGTGGAGAGGGTGGTTACTTCGTAGCTGCTCCGTCGAATGGCTACAACGTCAAGGATGGCGACTTAGCCGCCCTTCCCACAATCACACCGGAGGAACGGAGTTTCCTCTTCACGGTATGCCGGTTCCTGAACGAGTATTTCCCTGAGCCGACAAGAGCCCCGGAGCGAACCAACGCGATGGGTTGCCAACGTGCAGGCGACGCCTACAACCTCAAAGGGCCGCACCTGCTCGAAACGCTTCAAGCTAAAGGATGGCAGGTGTTCGGGAAATCTGGCAACCGCATCGGTATCACCCGCCCCGGCAAACGGGTGCGCGATGGCGTCTCAGCGACGATTACAGGTGATGGTCAATGCCTTTACGTGTTTTCGTCCAATGCCGCACCGTTCGAGCCAGAAACGTCTTACAGCAAGTTCGCCGTTCATGCGCTCCTAGAGTGCGGTGGCGACTTCGGTATGGCCGCAAGGATGCTCGGTGAGCAAGGGTATGGGGAGCGTGTACGGCAAGCCGTCAACACACCAACCCCAGCCGCTGCGCCAACTGCCCGCAAGCTAAAGATCCGCACGTTTACCGAAGAGACGTTCACCCCTGCCGATCTTGACTTTCTATGGGAGCCGTATCTGCCCAAGGGCAAGATGGTTCTGCTCGACGCCGACGGTGGCACGGGTAAGACCTCGGTAGCCGCGGCAATCGCGGCAGGGCTCAGTAATGGCATCCTCCCCAACGGAGAGGGCCGCTGTGAGCCCGTGACAACCCTTTACCTGCACGCCGGTGAGGATATGGACGAGGAGATCATGACGATCTACCGCGCCAACGGCGGGCGGTTTAACCGCATCCACTTTATAAGTGAGTCATTCCCATTCGACAAGGTAGGACTTGCCGCACTTGAGCAAGCCATCATCGACACCGGTGCAAAGCTCGTCATCATCGACGCTCTCTTCTATTTCCTGCAAGGTACGGCGGAGTCCACAAACTCGAACTTCGACGTTCTCCCGGCCATGCAGGGCCTCAACGCTATCTATCAGCGCACGGGTGCCTGTGGTATCCACATTCGCCATACGAGAAAGGGCGCGATCGGCACCCAGGCGAGCGAATTGGGCATGGGAACCGTGCAGTTCCGAAACTCGCACCGTGGGCAGCTCGTAGCCCGCTATCACCCCGAAGAACGGGGCCTCATTATCGTCACCGATGAGAAAGGATCACTCCTCGCACCACGCGGCGCAACATTCGCCTATCGCCGCGAAGGGCACGAGATCCAATACGTTCCAGATTTCGACAACCCCTATGGTGGACCTGCCCCGGACGGCACGCTGGGCCTCAAACAGTGGCTCGTGAAGACCGTTCCGGTAGGTGGGTACGTCAAGTCGAGAGACCTTGAATACAAAGCGCGAGCGGCGGGCTACAAGGTGGGGAATGGCCAGTGGAACCGGGCCAAGAAAGCGGTTCTCAATGCCGAACAGTTCAGCGACGGTTGGTACGTTTCCCTTCGGGTAGACGCACCGGGAATGGAGGAAAACGATCCTTACTTTAGGCCGTGATAGGGCAGAATCCACTGAGGGATTCTGCTGGGCGTCTGCCCTTTTGAGGGGTTTTGACACCCAGAATCCCGGTCCAATGTTAAAAGTGGATTCTGAGTACCGCCAAGCACCGTTTTTGAACCTAAAAACACCGTAAAAGGCAGAATCCACATAGGGATTCTGATGGGATTCTGAGTACCAGCCCCCAACTACCATAGGGTAGAGGGGGGTAGGGGGGGATATTGTCTGGATAGCCAGACCAGGGCTTGTTTTGGCCTCGCAAAACAGGTGAGAAGTACGCGAAACCGTGGGGATATTGAGAACTTGGAGATTTTGGAGATGGCAGAGAGCTTCGATTTAATGGGTGAAGTGACACGTTGGAATGTCGGAAATCCCGAGGTGAAGACCACGGATGCGCCGTTTGGTCTTGGAGATTGGGGACCGGAATCAGTGGTGTGGCGCATGGGTTGCATGGGTGGGGTTAGGGGGAGTTATTTGCATCCTTCACCGTCTTGCAGCGCTTTTGATTCGGAAGCGTCGATCTGGAGGGCGGTAGCAATGCATCCCCATAAGCTGATGTTGTTTGGGCATCCAAAACCATTCGCGTCCACGGTAGAGGAGTGCATGGACGTCACGAAGGCGAACGGTTGCAGGGCACTTCTGATCCGCAATGGCGACCTTGAAGTGGTCACGGTGTTCTATGTACAATAACATCGTGGCTAGAAAGAAACCTGATGGCGGGCTCAGACCGATGGGCAAAGGGCAACCGATCAAGGAGGGCACCCGAGTTCGCATCGACTTCGACCACGGGCGTGCGATTGTGGGCACGGTCCTGGGATACGTGGTGATTGATGGCGAGCTGATGGCAAACATCGAAACCAGATGCACGGGCGCGGTTATCCCGTTCGACCCCGCTCATCTGGTGGTGTGCGCGGATACGAAACGATACATGCAAGGATAATCACAATGACCACATCGCGCAGGATGCCGCCTAACCAGGCCCTCCTAACATGGGCGCTCATCGTCCAGGACGGCAAGATCAAGGGCTGGAAACCGGGCAGTAGCGCGGGCAACGACGACAATGACGACAACGCCTCCGTGGTGTACCGGTGCGTGGATCGCTTCTTTACGGGCGAGGCGGCGAGACGGTGGCGCACGGTGGTGTACGACGTGACCATCACGGGCCGGCAACGGCTGACCAAGCACGAGAACGACGAGATCAAGGCGTTCAAGATCGCGTTTCGGGGTTATTGGGATGAGCACGGGGTCAACGTGGCGATGGAGATCGAATAGATGGCGACGCCCAAGTACCGAGCCGCGTGCAAATATTGCGGCAGGTACAACCTCATCTATTCCAACCTGGGATATTGCCAAGGTTGCATGAATAAACACAAGCTCGGGCAAGGTGAGGGTTCCATGATGGCGGAGGCTATGCGGGCGATCCTGGACCCTACCGACTGGCGGCCCATGTTCAGCGATAAAGTGCGCGAGATCGTGGAAATACGTGAAAATGCTCAATAAATCGGAACTTTCCACCATATCCCGTGCGTCTAGTCCTTTGCGTGTAGGGGATCAAAGCGTCTCCTGCACCGCAAAGTTTAGGCTCGGAGTGATCCGGGCCTGTTTCAATTTGGGGCGAGCGAAGCGACTCTTTACACGCTTGTGCCCGCTTTGCGATGACCCCCCATCCAGTTTCGGCCCAAGACCCCGCCTGTCTCGTACACGATCCCACAGCAGAAAGGGGACCAGCGCGGCAACGGGCCGATAAACCTATGGACAAGATCACGTTTACGCCCGAACAAATCAAAGCTGTTCGGGAAGCGATACGAAAGGCTCGGGCGGATGTTGACGAGTGGACCGAACGAACGCGAGTTAGGTGCACGTGCGGTGGCACGGGACGTTGCACGCTTCACACGCCACTCACGCCGCCACGAAGGAGATAACCAATGCATTACAAAAACGGACGCGAAGCCCACGAGGGCGATCAGATCATTCATCGGGACCCGTACACTAAGAAGGTGACAGCCGGAGTCCTTCACACGACCAGCGCGACTGCGCAAACGTGCAACGGGCAGCTAGCCCGCGCATTGCCTGGGCGAGTTGCCGACCTCTGCGTCACGATTGGCGATTGTGTGCATGCTGAGGACGCATACGAAGCACTTGCTGGTGACGTAGCACCGCAGGTCTAAACAACATCTTCCGGTTCACCCTCTGGGCCGGTTGGATCAACTCCCCTCTGACGTGTGCCGCGTTTCGTTCATTGGGCGCGGCCCCGAAGGTTTAGCACATGCTCGAGATCAATCTTGAAGTGAAGTTCCGCGCCGCTGGCATCACGTTCGGCGAGCTGCGGAAGAAATGGAAGATCCCCGGCTCGTTCAAGGCCGTGGGTGCCAATCCGACGCTTGTGGCGTTTGAAGATCGCGGCGTGACGCTTACGGTGAGGATTGTTCAGTGATCGACCCCAAACTAGCCCAGATCACGGACGACGGCAACCTGCGGGCCAAGATCGCGGCGGTGATTGACGCATTGGCGCATCACGGTTACCCGGATGTCTTCATTGCCGAGGCCATGCGCACGGTCGCACAACAGCGCGAGAAGGTGCGGCTTGGCTACAGCAAGACGATGAACAGCTACCACCTCAAGCGGGGTTCGGACGGGCTTGGACTGGCCGCCGACATCGTGCCACGGTCTACGGGCTGGAACGCTCCGAAGCGTTTTTGGTTGATGCTTGGTTGGCTTTGCTACAAGCATGAAGTCGGTTGGGGCGGCGTGTTTGGATTTAACGCGGCACGTCGGGCGAAAGTGCTGGATGCGATGGGACGGCTGAGCGCGGCGGGATGGCCTGACACTCATCCTGATTACGCTACGCAGATTTCCTGGGATGGAGCTCATGCCCAGAAGGCCAACAACTGGTAACCAAAAGAAGATTTGGGCCACGCGGGGAGAGCGTGCCCTTGAACTAAACCACCAAGGACACTACACATGGGGATCATTCCAACACTCACGGACAAACTCACCGTCGGCCATCTCGCCATCGGGCTCGGCATCACGATCATCGGCGGCGCATTCAGTGCCGGGACGCTCTACTCGGGCTTCAAGACCGAGCTGCAGGCCGTCAAGGACAGCCAAGCGGATAGGGCCAAGACCGTGGACACGATGACGCAATCGTTCACAATCCGCGCCGAGTCCAACGAAAAGCGACTGAGCCGCATAGAGCGCAACATCGTTCGCATTGCGGACAAAGTAGGCGCGACGGTCGAGAGCCCCCAATGAGTTCCGCCGGGCAGGCGGCGTTATTTCAGATGTTAGGGGTCGCGATCATGGTAGCGGGCAACGTGTACATGATCCGCACGATGGCGAGGGTCGTTGACCTATTGCGCGACCTCATCAAAGATTTGATTGGAGAAGACAAATGAAGAAGCCATTTTGGAAGAGTTGGACGGTGATCCTGAACGTGTCCGCGTTCATTGTCGCCGCGTATGACCAGTTCGCCCCGTTTATCCCTCATCAGTGGGAGCCGAAGCTCGCTTTGGTGCTTGCGGCGGCGAACTTCGCCCTGCGGTTCAAGACGACCCAGCCTATCGGGTTGCCGGTCGCGGACGGTGAGTGATTGGGCAGCACACCCAAGCAATGTAGGGCTCAGATCGGGTCCAACCCGTTCGGGCGCGCCGTTGCCGACCGCATCCGCGAACTCGACACTGAACGAGCCCACGAGTTCGCGCTCATGGTGTGCGATGGGTTGCCGAACCTCACCGACCCCGACGCCCAGATAAAAGCGTTCTACGGTGCGGTCATGGACGGGATGCCTGCGGTGGAGGCGGCTGACTACTTCCTGCACATGGACGCGGAGCAGTACGCGGCGGCGTGCGAGTCCAGCCCGATGTTTTGTCTGGTCACGAAGCGCGCCGAAGCGTCCGTAGCGCGTGAGCAGTATTTGAAGGTCACCCACGGCTCGCCCCGAGAGGCTTTGGAGTGGCTGAGGGCCAACCGATCAGAGCAGTGGAAGCCGAAGGCCGATGTCAAGTTGACACTCGCGGAAGCGTTCAAAGAGATTGTGAAAGACCCGAGCCTTACCGCGAACCTGAGCGACGAAGAGCTGAAGGCACTCGCCGAGGAAGACGACGAACCA